AGAATACATATTGGGCCAGATAGGTTTTTGGTTGAATGTATGTGTGTCTTCCACCACCCATGACTGACTCCAAGTAGGCTTGCCAACTCCCCAAGAGTAATTCGTAGAAATCCGCATAATCTCTCTACCCGCTCTTGGTTCCAGCGCTCCTTAATGTTAAGCTTCGCATAATGTGAATCTATTATTAAGGATGCTGTAGTGTTAGAGGGCTGGTTTATATACCTAAGCTTCTTCTTCGTCTGTACCGTCTTCGTCCTCGGAGTCTTCTTCTTCTTCGTCGTCATACTCTTCGTCATCAGACTCCTTTAGGCTAATATCATAAACTTCATCAAGTGGCGCGGATAGCCTGTTATCCGACAATTCACTTACTTTGAAGCATGCGCTTACTTTGATTAAATCACCTGGTGAAATCCCGTCGAAGTCCTCAAGTAGGTCAGGGTTATTCTTTAAGTCGATATTAAGTATACTCTCCATGTTATTGATTTTAATTAGTAACAAACAAAAAATCAAGCGCCAATATCTATTATTTCCGTACCTGCCGACTGGGATACTCCAGCAGTTGTTGCATCATGATACAATAGCACATAGCTCATAGCATCGAATGCGTGGACATAATCACTTCTTTTTGGTTTGTATGCTAGGTTTGGGTCATAGGTTTTCCCTTGCGGGGTCGATATTAGATTCTTAAACGCTTTTTTCATTTCAGTACATTGTGCAGACAGAAGCAGGGCATCCTGTTGCAATCTAGCTATTGTTATTCGAACTCTATTCTCTACACTTCCTGCAAATTTTGGACAGGCACGCATTCTGATTGGCTCCATATTGAATGTGTCTGCCTTATCACGCGAAATTTGCTCAATATCCCTAACATCATAACTTCCCGTCTTTGCACGATATTGATTAAATGCAGAGTTGTCGGATATGTGAATATACTTAAATTCATGACCCATTTTGCGATTCCAATATGCCATCTTTCTCATAACCAATGGAATCAGCGTAGTGTATGGTAACTTCTTCCTTATTGTTACCATCTCATCAAATATTATCCACGGGGAGTTTGGTGCATTGACCAAGTTCTGCATAAAGATTACCGCATTATTTACAGCACCGGGGTCCCATCCGCATATTATTGGATATTTCGTGGATGGTATTAGTCCTTTATTGCTATCTCCTTTTAGATGCAAAGTATCACTGAAGTATGGGGCGAATATTGCATTTCCTGCAGGGCGGTCAATCCATTCACCTCTGACCATTCGAGCTTCCTCGATTGGGTCGGTCTTAACCGCTTCCATAATTCGGTCGTAGTAACCATCCGGAAGATTTTTAAGATTCTCTTCAATCTTTACGTGATAAACCGAATAATCTTCATTCCAGTTCCCATCTTCATCGTATGGTTCCACGAAGAATCTTTTGTACACCCAATGCTCCGGGCCATCGGGGTTGCACGCTGCTAGATATTGCTGCGGTCCATGGATACCTTGTCGTCTACCAATCTGCTGAACTACTGCATTGAAATAATCCTGCGTATCTAAGTTGGTCAGCTCATCCACAAATACTAAGCTAGGCTCAAACCCCTTAATTCTATCTTTTATAAAGGCACCATAAGGAACTGAAATAAGGACAACCCTAGAATACCCACCAAACCTATTTTTGATGTCCATATATAAGTTCTTCTGAGTGTCCTGTCGTTCATCTGTATGCTCTAAGTCAATCCCTTCGACCCACTCGGGTAGAATCTCTACCTGCAGCTTGTGCCACACACCTCCCATAGTAGCTTGTGACCGAACACCAACTATGATTAAAGCAAGGGCATTAAAGTTCTCGTAACAATGTCTAACTAGCTTATGGCCACCAAGGGAAAATGTTTTCCCAGAGCCACGCTCTCCATATGCGAGTATATACTTGGAGCTATCGTCGAATATCTTTCTCTGAGTAAGTGAAAGGCTTGGAATCCACGGTTCTGCATTCTTTACCTCCTCATCGGAAGTATCGTCCGAGAATTGCTCAATTATTGCTTTGTCATTGAGCTTCTTCAAGATTCTTCAATTCCTTAAGAGGCATAAAGCCTGGTTTTTTCTTTTTCTTCTTCTCGCTCTTTTCAGTCAACTTAAGCATGGTCTCTAGTCCTTTAAGCATTCGGTCGAAAAATTTACCTTGTTGCTCGCAAGCAGATAACATGAGCCGAGTTTTAAGAATCCTTTCTTCAGCATCCATACCTCCTAGCTCCAAGTCTGCCATGAGTAGTCCCACGGAATCATCGAACTCTTTAAAAATCTGCAACTTCTCTACATTATCAGGATTGCTCAGCAGAGATTCTAAATCTTTATTAAAGACAGCCCTAGAGTTTTCATTTACAGCATCCAATAAGTCTTTGTCTTGGGGCACTATAGGCTCAATAGGTTTGCGAACCATTAGTTCCTTTTCGTTGGGCAGTGGGTCTTCAACGCCGTTCTTAACCCAAATTGCTCTCAATTGAGGCTCCTTGTATACGCGCTCCCTGATGCTTTTTGGCGTGCAACCGAAATGTTCTGCCACTTTTGCGTAGTCTCCATCGAACTCCTTCAAAGCTCTCGCCAGCGACTCGAATTTAATTTTGTGTGTTCGAGGCACTGAGGATAGCAATTAGTGGTTTAAATGTAGTATCCCAGTACGGACTTACTTTTAAATAAGTATATGAGGGACTCGTGCGATTATATGCCATCGCTTTATTTCGGTCGTAGCAGTTAAAAGGGTCAAAGCTACAACCACCGCAAAATCTTTCAGCATCCCCTATGGGTATAGCGTCCCATTTTGTTTGCCGACTGATGTGCCTGACTTTATCCAAAGACAGACCTGCTTTAATTGCTATTTCCTCGTCACTTACCGCCCTGACATGTTTCGTCGCTATCGCTCTTTTTGCCAGGAGTCTTACCAGTACTGGAGGGAATCTTTCTAGGATTCTCCAAGGGTTTCTTTTGCCATCGTTTAATTTCATCTCTGATTGCTTGCATGTCATTCCACTTAGGCTTCGCATGCCCAAGTGCTATTCGTTTCTTGTCACCTGCTCGGTGTCCAACAATCAACCAGTTATCAAAGTACTCCTCCAGTACAGGCCTCAATCGCTCATATAAGTCATGTGCTTCTACTTCATCTCTTGTTGCCATTTACTAAAACTAAAAACCAAATTACTTAAAATCAAACACGACTTATTAAGAATTTTGTATTCCAAAATTTTACCGTATGTCAGACACGTGTCAGACAAATGCCTCGCGTACGCGCGCGTGTCATACCGTATCTCTAAAGAGATACTATAATATATGTGTACGTCAGACATGAATGTCCGACCTACACTTGATAGAAAAATATTTTTCAGCCTCGGTTTTTGGTATCCTTGGATTTTTGTAATATTTCTTGAAGGTGTCATAATTTGCGTGACCCATAGAGTGCATTGTCCACTCAAGTCCTTTTAGCCAATACCCATAAGTCCCAAAACTATGCCTTGCTCCATCAGCAGGGTATTTGAATCCAAGCTTATTGGCGACACGCCTCCGATTTAGTCTAAGAGCATTCCAGGAGGACAGTATATGTCCCTTTCCATTTTTTGGTATCCAAGACCATATATTCTCAGGCAAACCTTCGATAAGGCGCTTTGGTGTCTTGGAGGCAGGGACATCTATCCATTTGCCGTGAGTGATGTGCTCATATTTCAGTTTCTCCATTTCACCCTGTGGTCTAAGACCAGCAAATAGCATTATTGCCATGGGTGTTCTGTATTTTGGATTTAATTCTGCAAGTAAGGCCTTTGTCTGCTCAACCGTAAGAACCCCTATTTCTCTATCCTTCGGCTTGACCCGTATAGTTTTGATTTTCCATTCTTTCTTTTTGCAGTAGCCCACAGAACCACACCAATTAAGAAATATCACAAACGCATTTTTGTAAGTAAATTTACTGCTTTGCGTAGTCCATGATGCTTGCTGAGAAACCTTCCTTGTTAAAAAAGATTCGTCTAAGTCATCTATCTTCTCATCACCAAGCTCCCACTTTAATAACCAGGACAATCTATTCTCTAACTGCTGAAGCTTACCATCCGGATACCTCTCGCCATAATCCTTGAGGTAAAGTTCGATGCCTTGCTTGACCAATGTATCAGCTCCATTTGGTTCTTCACTTAAAGAAAGTATCCATTCATTGACGTCAAAACGCTTTGCCATCTTGAAGTCCTCAAAGAATTTCCGTCTGCGTTTTCCTTTGTAATTTATCTCTACGCACCAACAGGCAGGGCGGTTATTTTTCTTTCTGTTTTTATCTAAGTAAATTCTCATGGTGACAAATTTGGTGACAAATGAACCCCTATTTTGGTGTCACCACGGGGAAAAATGTAGAAAAATTATCAACAGGGAGTCAAGCTCGTATCCTTGTTATTTAGTGGGATTCCTGCTATTTTACTAGGATTTATCAGAACGATGACTCACGCATTACGAATGATTAAGTAACCCCTTTATTTATAAGGGATACAGAGTTTTGGTGACAACTTGGTGACAGACTAGCGCTTATTTTCTTTGACCATCGCATGGTTTACCCAATCTTGCATTCCCTCATCCCAATGCAGTCCGTGGAACTCTTTGAGGTGAATATATGCTCGTTGTCTGCGGTGAGAGTTCCATGCAAGTGAATCTACCCGCATTTGATTATACTCTTTATTACCTGTGAGGAGTAACTGCTCGATACTAGATTCGTGACTGAGTAGCCAATTTGCAAGAAAGAGCACTGTTCCGACCGCTAGAACTGCTAATGCTGTAGCAGTGTATGCTAATATTCTTATGGTTTTTGTCATTTGGGTAACCTTGCCAGCGAGGTCATGAACATTCGACAATGTTTCACCATTAAGCATTATATTTTCGATTGGCTGCTCAAAAGATACATCTTGGGTTTCGCCAGCAAGTTGGACGCGCATCTTGCACATCTGAGGGGAGCATTTCATAATTTAGTTTTTTGTTTATTTATTTGATTGAGGCTGAACCTAGCAACTTCAAGGCGGTGAGTTAATTTAGGTTCTTTCATTGTGGCTAAATCTACCCAGTCTTGGATGCAGTGGGTTACCATTTGATTAGTTGTAACCTCAAGTTTGTCTCGCACCTCCACCATTTCATCAAACACTTCTTTAGGGATGCGGGCGCTTACGGATACATATTCTTTTTTCATGGCAAGTTTATTTAGTTACCTGCAAT